CAGAGCAGTACGCCATCACAGTCCAACGGCAGCAGGCGCAGCAGACGATGATTCAGAAGCACCCCGATGCTCCGACGATTGTCAACGATCCAGAGTTCCAGAACTGGGTCAAGTCATCGAAGGTAAGGGAACGACTGTTTCAGCAGGCTGACGCTGAATATGACTTCGATGCGGCAGACGAGTTGTTGTCCACCTTTAAAGAGTTGCGGCAGGTAAAAGTCAAACGTGATGATTCGGCAAACGACGAATCCCGTAAACAGGCTTTGAAATCCGCTTCAGTCGATACTGGTGGCTCTGGAGAAAGTACCAAGAAAATCTATCGTCGGGCTGACCTCATCCGACTCAAAATCAGTAATCCGAGCAAATACGAGGCGATGCAGGACGACATTATGGCCGCATACGCTGAAGATCGAGTTCGATAACCCCGTTTTAGGAGAGACATCATGCCATTAGGTACCAACCAAACAACCATCACAACTTCGGCCAACTTTATCCCGAAGATGTGGAGCGACGAAGTAATTGCCGCCTACAAGCAAAAGCTGGTACTCGGTAACCTGGTCACCAACATTTCCTTCAAGGGAAAGAAAGGCGACACCCTGAACATTCCAGTTCCTGCCCGTGGTGAAGCCTCGGTCAAGGCTGCGAACACTCAGGTCAACTTGATTGCTGACACCGCTGGTGTCGTGCAAGTGTTGATTAACCGTCACTTTGAGTATTCAAAGCTGTACGAAGATATTGCTGAGATGCAAGCTCTGACCTCCATGCGCCGTTTCTACACTGACGATGCTGGTTTTGCTCTCGCCAAGCGTATCGACCGTGACCTGCATCTGATCGGTGCCAGCTTCAACGGTGGCGCTCCGGGTGCTGCTTCTACCGCATACGAAGCCGCTGTGATCGGTGGTGACGGTACTACCCTGTTCTCCGGTACTACTCCGGGTAACGGCACCGCACTGACCGACGCTGCAATCCGTAAGATGATTCAAACACTGGAAGATCAGGATTTGAACTCGGACGAACTGAGCCTGGTCATTCCTCCAGTCGAAGCGGCTGTTCTGCGCGGTATTGCCCGCTTCACTGAGCAAGCGTTCGTCGGCAACGGCGACGTGCTGAAAACCGGTCGCCTTGGCAACCTGTACGGTGTGGAAGTGTTCACCAGCACCAACTGCCCGTGGATTCACGTCAACAGCGCGACCTCCACTCAGTCGGTAACTTTCTCGTCTGCTGCACCTACCGGTGGCGCATTCGTGGATGAGCTGGGCAACACCGTAAACTGGTCGAGCGGTTCTGATACCAAGTACCGCGCCGGTATGTTGCTGCACAAGGATGCGATGTGCCTTGCTACCCAGCAGGACGTTCGCAGTCAGTCCCAGTACAAGCAAGAGTACCTTGGTACTCTGGTGACTTCTGACACCGTGTACGGCACCAAAGAGCTTCGCGACTACGCTGCATTGGCTTTCGTGATGCCTTCTTGAGATAACTAGGGAGGGGTGAAACCCTCCCTTCACCTTTGCAAGAGGATTACGTTATGGCTTTTACAACCGCAACCGTTACACGGGTGGAACAGGGCAACAAGCAGTTCCAGGGTGCATTTTCCGAGATGTGGGCGGCCACACTCAGCGTCAACCCATCGTCCATTGCCGCTGCTGCCGAGGATATTGCGACTTTCACCATCCCCGGTCTTGCTGTGGGTGACATGGTGATTGGTGTCGCTGCTGGTGTAAACCTGACAGTCGATGCCGATGTGTCGGCGTTCGTTTCGGCAGCAAACACACTGTCGATCCGAATCAGCAACGTCCATGCTTCAGTTGCACTCGATCTGGCAGCTTCCGAATGGAAGGTGCTGGTTGGCCGTCCAGCTTGGTAACAGGAGATAGCCCCGTTTAGGCGGGGCATACTTTTATGGCTACATTCCAATGCAAACGCTCCGGTAATCGCGTATCATTCTCAAACGAGGACGATATTCGCGGATTGCGTGAACACGAAGGCTACACCGAAGTATTCGATGGGCCTGTCAAGGTAGTCGAAACGAAATTTGAAACACCCTCATTCTTGCAACCCGTTGAACATGTAAAGCAGCGCGGTCGCCCAAAGAAAGTTCACTGATTCGGAGAACCGGAACATGCCTACTCAACCAGCCGGAGTGATGGGGCAAATGACTCCCGAACAGGCTCCGGTTCAACCATCTGCTGAACCCCAAGCCGCCACCCCTCAGTCGGGCGGGTACAACGGCACCGTCACCTACGAAGGTGAGCAAATTCAAGTGAAAGGTGGCGTCCTGCAAGACGAGGACGGCGAGACTTTCTATGTTTCCAACGACGGTGAGATGGTCGTGGACAACGAGCGAAACATTGTCGGTTACGTCAAAGACGGTGAAATTCTCCCACTTGACGATCAACACCTTGAAGTTCTCCGCGAAATGGGAGTGCTTGAGTAATGGGATTCGGTAAAAAGCTCAAAAAGGCGTTCAAAAAGGTCGCCAGTAACCCCATCGTCAAGCTGGGTGCTACCGCTGTAGCGAGCTTCTATGGTGGGCCTGCTGCCGGCGCTCTTGTGGGTGGCACACTCGGTGCTGCCGATGGCGGCGGGTTGCAGGGCGGTCTAATGGGTGCACTCGGCGGCTATGCCGGCGGTGCGGCGATGAACGCAGCTGGCTATGGGAGCACCACGGGTAACATTTTCAACAATATGAAACTCAGCGACCTCGGTGGGTTGTTTGGCGGATCAAGCTCGGGTGGTTCATGGTCTGATGCGGCTGGTCAGATTCTCAACTCGGCGGGTGGTGCTTCCACGGTAGCAGGCGGCTCTAGTGGTGGTGGACTGCTCTCCAACCTTGGTGGACTCGGTAGTCTGCTGGGCATGGGTGCGAATGCTGTCGGCGGGTACATGCAAGGCGAGGCTTCACTGGAGGCTGCCAAGAAATTCGCAGACGCTCAGATGCAGGCCGCTCAGATTGCTGCCGACAGTGCCAAGTTCCGTCCAGTCGGTGTAATGAGTCGCTTCGGTAGCTCGCAGTTCGGGTATGACGGTAACGGCAACCTGGTGAACGCCGGTTACACCCTGAACCCTGAATCGGCGGCAATGCAGAACGTGCTAATGCAGCAGGCCGGGAACTATCTCGACCAGTACAAAGGCGCTCAGGCTGCGACTGCACCAATGGGTCAGGCTGCTCAGACCATGATGAGTTTGGGCAACAGTTATCTGTCTACCACTCCGCAGCAGCAGGCTCAGAAGTACATGCAGGAGCAGCAGGCGCTGCTGGCATCTGGTCGTGCGACAGATTTCGCTAACCTGCAAGCGCAGCTCCAGGCGCAGGGTCGTGGCGGCTTGATGACTGGTGGTGACGCCGGGATGCTCGCGGCTAACCCGGAAATGAATGCTTATTACAACTCGCTGCGCCAGCAAGACCTCGGGCTGGCTGCACAGGCTACCCAGGGCGGTATGGACTATGCGAAGTTCGGCGCAGGGATGGTTGGTGGCGGCGGCGATATGCTCTCCAGCATGTACGGTACTCAGTCAAAGGCTCTCGATCCGTACAACACCGCTCTCGGTTGCGCGACTTACCTTGAAGGGCTTGGTCAGCAGACAATGGATCAGGGTATCAACATCGGTGCCAAGGGTACTGCTGCGACTGCTCAATCCGGTATGCTGCTGGGTCAGGGTATTTCAAACTCTGCTCAAGCGATGCAGCAGGCCAACCAGTATTCACCGTGGGGCAACTTGTTGAGTGGATTCGGTAATGCGATGACTCAACAGTATGGTCAGCCCCAGCAGAACAGGAGTTTCGCATAATGCCAGCAGCAGGCGGCGGGATGTTCGGTGTGACACCTCAAGAGGTGTACCAGCAACAGCAGCAGGGAATTAACCAGTCCGCGATGGACATTGCCAAGATGGACGGCTTCACTGCGGCCAAGTACGCAATGGGTCAGGTCGGCGGCGGTCTGGCTGCGCCTGTCGCGGGTATGCTGGGCATGAAGAATCCTCAGATGGACGAGGCTCAACAGGCTCAGGACATCCAGTCCCAGATTGACCACTCGACCCCCGACGGTCTGATGCAGGGCGCGCAACTGTTCAACCAAGCTGGCAATCCGCGCATGGCGATGATGTACCAGCAGGCTGCTCAGGCGATGATTGCTCAGAATGCAGAGCTGGAGAAGCAGCAGGCTCAGGCCAATTACTACACCAGTAAGGCGAACGCGCCTGCTGCTGTCAAAGCCCCGCCGACCCGCAGCTACAAGCAGGGTGACAACGAGGTCACTGAGGAAATGCAGCCAGACGGCACCTGGAAAGTGATCGGCACTGCGCCTCGCTACAAGGGTTCGACTGCTGCGACTCCAGCCAGCAAGGGTACTTGGATTGACTCGACTCGAGGCAGCATCAGGGGTCAAGAAAACACCCTCACGGGTGAATTCAAGGCGTATCCGAATCAAGACGATGGTACTCGCGGTACAGAGGCCCAGCGATTCAAGCAGAAGCAGCAAATGGGTAAGGACAAAATCGCACTTAGGTCGATGGACACCGAGCTGACAAATCTGAAGGACGCCGCAACTAAGCTCAAAGATCATAAAGGTTTGAACGCAATTACAGGTGTAGGTTATTTGACTCCGGATACGCCTAAAAGTGATGCAGCCGAAGCAAGGTCATTGCTTACAGAATTCAAGGCCGCTACCAAAAAAGCAGGTCTGCAATTAGTTAGGCAGGGTGGCAGTATTGGTGCAATGACCGAGAAGGAATGGCCGATTGTGGAAGCGATGGTTGCTGATCTTGATCCGTATGCGGGAAAAGACTTGCTACAGGATCAGATTGACAAAGTAGTTATGAAAATGGAGCAGATTAGAAACAACACCCAATCCAATTTCGATGAACTTTATTCGGAAATGCCTGATGAACCAAGTAATGTCTCTCCCGCTACAGGTAAGCCGGTTGTGCCTGCTACACTGGGGGCACCTGTTCGGACTCAAAGTGAGGAATGGGTACGGGATGCGTCCGGCAAACTGGTGAGGAAGTAACATGGCGCGGGTAATCAAGTTTGAAGGTCGCAACATTACTGTCCCAGACGATGCGACAGACGACGAGGTGGCCGAGATAATCGAGTCATCTGCGCCCGCTGAGTCCTCCAATATTGCGTCGGGCATTGCTGACCGCGCGGTTCAGTCTGCTAAATCGGCGATAAGTGACCCGAACTACCAGTACAGTGGTGAAGTGGTGCAGCCTACCGAACTGTCGGAGATGACCACTGAACAACTGCGGAACCTCCCTGTGCCCATGAATCCTCTCAGAGAGGCGTTGGGTGCGGTAAGCGAGCCAATCAGTTCCATTGCCACCAGTATTGCCGCCAAACCTGCGAGTGAGGTTGCCGCGCTCGCTTCTATTCCGGTTGGAATGGCTGCAACAGAGCTGGGGTATCCTGGCGCAGTGGATGCCGAAGCTGTCAAGCGGTCTGTGTTCGACACATTGCACGACAGTCCTCAGACGGCAGCGGGCGCGTCCCCATACAACCCGATTAACGCTGTGGTCAATGGACTCGGCGGTGCCGTCAATACGGGTGCAGATTTCGCCGTAAGCGGTCTACCCGACAGTGGTAGCACACTTGGCATAGACAACGCGAACTGGAAAGCCGGTGCGAAAGAAGGCGTGATACAGAGCCTGGGATTTGTCGGCGTCAAGGGCATGGTGAAACCAGTAGGCAGCGTGATAGACCGATTCTTTGGTTCAAGCACTCGTCGGGCGCAGGATATTGCGCTTGAAACATTGGGTGTGGGCAAGCCGAAGGTAGTTGTCGATCCTGTGACCGGTATTCGGACTGTTGTCGAAGATGTGCCGTTGCAGAACATTCGCAATGCGTCCACTGGTAGAGCGAACAACCAGACGGCAGCAGAAGCAGCCGGTGTTGACGCCAGCGCACAGTTCGCAGGACTGGAACAGCTTGCTCGTGAAGCTCGCCCCGACTTGTACGGCGTGAAGGGTATGGAGGGCGGCAACATTGCGGCCACCCAAGCTGCTCGCATGAATGCGCCTGTCAATAAGCTCGCTGGCGGCACTTCACAAGAGGCAATGATTGCGTCACAGAATGCTACGAAAACAGTATTGAATGAAACGCTTGACCCGCTGCGTCAGCAATCGCTGGGTGCCGCGAATACCGCCAATCGCGTGCTTAATGAGGTTGAACCGCAACTGACCGCTGCACAAAAGGCTGCAAGACTCAACAAAGTTCAAGCCGGCACATGGTCAGATATAGGGAAACGTCAACTGGCTAAACATGCACTCGGCTATCCCGGCCCGCTGGGTAAGGCTATGGATGCAGCCGACAACGCGAAAGCCAAGATGAGTCAATCGGCGGAACAGGTCGCAATTGCCTCCACCTTGGAAGGTAAGATTGGTGATCTGGCGAGCAACGGGTTGACTCGGCTGAATGGTGACAATGTTATCGCCACCATTCGTAACAAGCTGACTACCCCTGGCGTAAGAGCCAGCTCGCTCGTAAATCGAGTGCTGAACAGGGTGGAGCAGAAGATAAAGGATGCTGCTGAACGAAACGGTGGCACCTTGGACGCGCATGACCTCCATTCGATTCGCAAGTTTGAACTGAATGAGATTATCGAGCGGTTCTCAAAGAACTCAGCAGCTTCCAGTAAGAAACTCGCCACCAAGGAAATGCAGGCTGTAAAAAACGCTATTGATGAGTCGATAGTGAAAGCAGCAGGCAAGGAAGGCCTGAAGTGGAAGTCCTACTTGGAACGCTATTCGATGGGGATGCGCGACATTGAGCGCAAGGAATTCGCTCGCCAGTTCGACAAGTTGAGCGATGCTGACAAGATTGCCGTCGCCAAAGGCAACAAACCCGAATTCTTGGAAAAGATTTTCGGTGACGGTAATACCGGGCTGCGTAGCAACCTTGGTCAGCAGGCTGATGCATACACGAACATCGGCAACAAGCTGGAAACAAAGGCGCAACTCGGACTCCGTTCCAAAGCCGCAGGGCAAGCACTGCAAAACACGATCAAAAAGAACACATCTGTGTTCATGAAAGTGCCGAATATGCTGAACACGAAAGCTGTGCTGGCGAATACCGCACTCGACCTGGCACACGCTGGTGTCACTAAGTCGGTGATGAACAAACTCTCCAATGCAATGCAATCACCGGCAGAGTTCATCAAGCTGCTTGACCAACTTCCGATTGCGGAACGATCGGCGGTTCTCAAGATGCTGCGTAGCAACCAAGGTGCATTCTTAGCGGGTCAAGGCATGATGACGGGAGCAGAACAACAATGATTTATTTGGATTTGGTCAACGAAGTGCTCCAGCGGTTGCGTGAGAACACTGTGGCGTCGATCCCGCAGAACAAATATTCCAAGCTCGTCGGCTTGTACGTCAATGACGCCAAGCGAACCGTTGAGAACGCATGGAACTGGGACGCGCTGGCTGTCAGCACCCCGGTCATCACTATCCCCGGCACCAGTAATTACTCGGTGGTCGGCTCCGGTCGGCGTCAGAGCAACATCAGCGTCAACGACACCAGTAATCAGGCGTACATCCACAACGTCCCGTACAAGTGGATTCAGGATCAGCAGCAGTTGTCCACAGTTCAGTCGGGCAACCCGTGCTACTACGCATGGAATGGGTTTGACGGTACTGACTCCAAGGTCGAGCTGTTCCCGGTGCCAAACGGCGCGTACACCCTGATGTTCAACATGACCGTCCCGCAGATCAATCTGGTCGCGGATACGGACGTGCTGGTCGTTCCGTCAGAACCCGTAATCGCGTATGCTTATGCTCGCGCACTGGTTGAGCGCGGGGAGGACGGCGGTATGCAGAGTTCTGAGGCTTACAACATCTACAAGACCATCCTCGCAGACTACATTGCGCTGGAGTCCACCCGTTACGTCGAGAACGAATGCTGGGTGGCTAACTAATGCAGCAGATGCACCCCTTCTCAATCACAGCTCCAGGCTTCGCCGGACTGAACACCCAAGATGCGCCTGTCGATATGGATGGGCGATTTGCCTTGGAAACCAGCAATTGCGTGATTGATAAGTTCGGGCGTGTCGGTGCGCGCAAAGGCTGGGAACTCGCCAACACGACGAACGCTGACCTCGGAACTGCGAAGATAGAAGCCATCGGTGAACTCGTCCAGGGTGACGGCTCGCTGACGATCATCGCTGCCGGTAACAACAATATATTCAGACTGGCATCGACCACGCTCATCACGCTGACTTACGGCGGCGGTGGGTCTGCACCCGTCATCACTGCGAACAACTGGCAGATGGTGGTACTGAATGGCGTACTGATTCTGTTTCAAGTGGGTCACGATCCGCTGATTTACGATCCAGTGGCTTCGACAACCATCTACAAGCGACTCAGTGAAGTAGCCGGTTATACGGGTACGGTTCCATTGGGAAACTGTGCAATCAGTGCGTTCGGTCGAATCTGGACTGCTGGAACGGCCACTGACAAGAACACCGTTACCTGGTCGGACACCCTCACCTACTCCAAGTGGACAGGCGGTACGTCCGGTACGCTGAACCTGCACGGTGTATGGCCACAGGGTGGTGACGTGGTGGTCGCGCTGGGTCAGCACAACGGTAACCTGATCATCTTCGGCTCCAAGCAGATTCTCATCTACGAAGGCCCGATGAACCCTGCAACCATGTCGCTGACTGATTCAATTAGCAGCACGGGTTGCTCCGGTCGAGATACTGTCGCCAACACCGCCGAGGACTTGATATTCCTGTCACCGACTGGTTTACGGACGCTGACACGAACCATTCAGGAGAAGTCGGCACCGCTGACTAATCTCAGTCACAACGTGAACGATGACATTCTCAGCTACATCGTCAATGAGGCGAATGACGCGACCATTAAGGCTGTGTATTCACCCATCGACTCGTTCTACCTGCTGACCTTCGTGCGCTCGAATGTGACGTACTGCTTCGATATGCGCACCACGCTCCCCGATGGTTCAGCACGAGTCACCACATGGACGCTAGTTCCCGCTGCGTACTGTTATTCGCTGTCCAAGTCGCTGTACATGGGGGTGCCATCGGGTGCTGCTATTTACACAGGGTACTACGACAACGGAATTAGTTACCGGATGGCGTACTACTCGTCATGGATCGACTTCGGTGATCCGGTGAGGATGTCCATCCTCAAGCGAATCATCATGACCTTGTTCGGCGCAGCCGGTCAGGAAGTGGTGTACAAGTGGGGATTCGATTATATTACGAACATTGATTCACAGACCGAAACGCTGAGTAGTGCGGGTGCAGTTTCCGAGTACAACATTGCCGAGTTCGGGATTGATGAATACACGGGCGGGGTAGTTATCCAGTCGCTCGGAATGAACACCACGGGTTCGGGTAAGGTCATCCAGGTCGGGATTGAAGTCCAGCTCAAAGGTTATCCGATTTCAGTTCAACGGGTGGACATTTACACCAAAGACGGAAGGTACTAATCAATGTCATACACAAAGACAACGAACTTTGCGATCAAAGACACCTACCTTACAGGCAACCCCGCTAAGGTCATTAAAGGTGTTGAGATTGACGCAGAGTTCGACAACATAGTCACAGCCGACGGTCTGAACCTGAAGCGTGACGGCAGTGCTGCGGCGACAGCCAACATTCCAATGGGTGGCAATAAGCTGACCGGATTGCTGGATGGCTCGGCTGCTGGCGACTCGGTTACATTCGGTCAGGTGCGAGACAGCACTCCGTTGACCGTGGGTACTATCGCCGGTACAGCAGATGTCATTACGGGCGTACTGACTCCAGCGTTGACTGCTTACACAACTGGTCAGACTTTCCGGTTTATCCCTGCTGCAACAAATACTGGTGCTGTCACAATAAACATCAACGGACTGGGTGCGAAAGCTATCACAAAGACTGGTGCAGTCGCTCTGTCTTACGGTGACTTGCTGATCGGTGGAGTTGTCCAGATCACTTATGACGGCACTCAGTTCCAACTGTCGTCGGGTGTTGGTGGTGCAGGCGCTACGGGTGCCACGGGTGACAAGATATTCTGGGAAAACGGTCAGAACGTGACGGCCAGCTACAGTATCACCGCAGGTAAGAATGCGATGACTGCCGGGCCTGTAACTATTAATTCGGGCGTCACGGTGACAGTGCCGACCGGCTCAACGTGGAGCATTGTGTAATGCCAACGACTATTTCCGGTGATACCGGCGTCAATCAGATTACAGACGGGACAATCCAGACGGCAGACTTTGCTGCTGGGGTCGGGCCTATACTGACTAAGTATTACGAGAGTCCTGAACAGACGATTACTGTAGGTGGCACGCTAACACTCGCTCATGGACTTGGTGTTGCCCCAAAGCTGTTTCAGGCACTCATCATCTGTAAAACAGTTGATATTGGTTACGCAGTAGGGGACGTGCTTTTTATGAGCAATGATATTTCTAGCTCGGTAGCCGACAGCTACGGGAGCGCCTTTACATATAACGGAACTACGAACATTGACGTTAAGTTTGGCAGCGGCGGGGGCTACCATGTTCCGAATAAGGGGACTGGAGGCGGGGCCAACATAACGGTCGCCAACTGGCGCTTAATCGTGAGGGCTTGGGCATGACTATTCGCAGAGAGGCTACCCGAGTAGTCATCCAGAGTAACGGGGTTGACGGTTGCATCGTCAAAGAGACAGGCGTGCTGGCTGCTGGCGCGGCTGGGGTTAGTGGGAATGATGTTCCAATTATGTCCCAGCTTCCTTTCACGAGAGAGTACGTCAGCGCAGAGCAGACAATCACAGCGGCTGGGTTGCTGACGCTGGCACATGGGCTGGGTGCTGTTCCGAAATTCATCACTGCCGAACTTGTCTGTAAAACGGCAGATTTGAACTATTCGATTGGAGATGTTGTTCAGATTCACGTCATGCAGCAGTCATCTGCAACAGCGGACAACTTCGGTCTTTCCGCCAAGAAAGACGCGACCAACATAACGGTGCGATATGGGTCGGGTGCGACCGTGTTCATTCTGAGTAACGCGACTACCGGTGCCGGTGCCGGTGCAACTAATACTAGCTGGCGCTTAATCGTGAGGGCTTGGGCATGACAGTTCAAACAGATAACTACGGCATAGGCGCTTCAGGCACAGCAAGCCAGAAGTTCACCTTTACTGCGCCGAATGACGGTACGTTCAAGCTGGGTCGCGGGGTTCTCGGCGCTGAGTCATCCTTCCCGATTGTGGTGAATGCTGATGATTCGATCAGCGGTGTGTTCAGTGGTCTTGGCGTTGGGCAGACTTGGCAGGATATGATAGGCAGTATGGTGCTTGGCACTACCTACACGAACAGCACTGGAAAGCCGATTGCCCTAAACGTGTACTCCATCCAATCAACCCTCTCACTTATTACTGCAACAGTTGCTGGAGTGCCGGTGAAGGGGTCGCAGTCGGTAGCTGGTGGCGGTCACTCCGTTTTTGCAATTGTGCCAAACGGGGCCACATATTCTGTGACGGTTTCAGGTGGCACAACATCAGGACTCTCTTGGATAGAGCTACGCTAATGAACTACTACAAAGATTCAACAGGCAACGTATTCGCTTATGACGATGAGCAGGTAGCTGCTGGCATTGCTGGCGACAAAACGCCAATGACGCCTAAGGAAGTCGAGGCGCACGTTAACCCGCCAAAGACCGAAGAGCAGATTCGCGAAGAGTGGAAAGCCTCTAGGGCTATTGCCGTAGAAGCTATCAAAGTAACTACTGCTGCAGGTAATGTCTTTGATG